CGAACGCTGATGAAACAGCCTTTGAAAGCTCATCTTCCATGTAGCAGCCGAAGGGGTGGATACCTTGGGCTTGCAGAACGACGTCTTCATCCAAAGCGGGAATAGCTCCATTGACGATCAGGCTTAGAGCTTCCTCCAAGTCATCTCTGTTAACGGACACTGCCAAACCCTCTGAGACGCTGACCTTGTTGCCCGTGCCGGCCACATGCATTCCGATGATCTTACCGGCAATTGGTCCCGATGCAGCCACCAGGAGTGAGCCACAATCGCCGTCCACAGTTGGTGCTGCGTACCTCCAGCAATCAGAAACCGTGATGTTTCCTGAGGAGTGTGAGTATGTGATTTCCTCTCTCCTGATTGCCGTACTGTACTTTTTGCCTGAGATGGTCTGCACGACAAATGGCACCGGTTGCTTTCCGAATTCGATCATGTTGAGTTCAGCCCTCGTAATAAATTTCTTGATATTATCGGGGTACTGGCTCATTGTGTGGTTCTCAAATGAAAACATTATCAAATCACAGTCAGGGTCGGTCACAGACAAATCCATCACAAAGTTGGCACGATAGGGTTTTCCGTCTTTCATGTGAACCATTGGGGCTGAGGCATCTTTAAGGATTAGATCCTTCACGCCGTGTAGGTAAGTTACGAAAACTCGCCCAGAGATAGGGTAAGCCTGTATGTCTCGTCCTGCGAAGTTGATTGTGACAGCCTTGATTTCAGCGGCCGCCTGAGCAGCGAAGTTAGTCTTCTTGAATGTTCTCTTGCCCTTGTTGTTGCCTCCACTCATCCTTTGCGGCCTGTTGGACTGTGCCCCAAAGCTCATTGGTTCTTCCTCCTCTGACTTTCCAAAGGCATATTGTATCAATTGAATGGTCACTATGACTAGCCCAATCATAGCGCCGGTCTCTAGCCCGTTCCTTAGAGCGTTCCAAGGGTTGAAATTCTCGTTGTGAGCCGTGAGACCAGCAAGAATATGGCTCATCGTCTCCCAACCTTCTTCTTTCACGGTATGGATGAACGCATCATAGTATTCTTCCCTCATGTTTCCATTCTCGTCGTACTTGTACTTTTCTATAGCCTCGTCAATCGTGATGTTTCCGGCCATAAGATCCCCGGCTAAAGGAGCCATTTTGGACTGGCTTCGATGCGCCTTACAGTACTTGAGTCCTGCTTTCGCATTC